ATCAGTCTTCAACTTCAACTTACGCATAGCAACTACGATAGAAGAAGCATAGATAAAGCCCTGACCACCAGAAATCTTGTCATCTGGATCAAACATATCCTGTGAAGCATAGGTATGGTTGGTTGCCACCATGCCAACATTTGCTGCACCAAACATATTAACACAGTTACGCACCAATGCAGTCAATGCCTTTGGCTTACGTCCCATGTCGCCTTTTAGGTCACCTGCTTCAAACTGATTAAGGTCAGTTGGAGTAAGCAACATACCAAGCGAGTCAATCACAAACAATACCTTTGGACGACCATCTTCTGGCATCGTGCGATATTCTTTCATAAACTCACTAATTGTCTTGGCAACATCATCAATCATTGCCATATTGAGTTTAAGAAGTTTTTCTTCACTGGTATCTACGCCAAGTGCCTTAAGCCAATCTTCGTCAAGTGCATTTTCACTATCAACAAGAACAACATAAATTCCCTGTTCCTGTGCATGGCGAACAATATTACCACTGCAAATATAACTTTTACCTGCGCCAGACTCGCCAGCAAACACAGTAACCTTGCCTAGCGGAATACCCTTATTAAAGTCACCACTAATCAAATAGTTAAGTGTATAATTACCTGTTGAGACCCAATCAGTTGGATCATTATAACCAATGCTGAGACCTTCAATACTCTTGGTTAGACTTTTACGAAATTTTGATATGTCAAATGGTTTAGCCATGATTATGCCTTTATTATATTATTCAATTATTATATGAAATTGGGACAGGATTGTCAATAATCCTGTCCCGAATAGTGCTATTATTCTGCAGTCTTACGATTGCGAATCATGCTGAGAATGTCAGCAGCACGTTGGTTGCTATCACCACTCTTTGGTGCAGTGCTTACTGGCGCACTGGCAACTGGCGTATCGTCCATATCAAAAGGAACGTCCTCTTGAACTGGTGCTGGACGGCTATATGCCACAGTAGGTTTTGCAGCAGGAACATCATCAGCATCGCTGTTAGCATTGCCGTTCATGCCACTTGGCTTGTAATACTGACCCCAACGTGACTCGTCGTAGGTAGCACCATCAACAGATGCTTCAAACATCTCTTTGATGATCTTCATTTCAGTATCACCTGGTTTCTTTGGAAGGAAACTCTTCAAGTCAAACAAACCATAGGCATCAATTGCCGCACGTTCTGTCTGAGTGAGAGGGGTTTCTTTACGGGCCCACTTACTGGTAGCATAATCTGCATACTGTCCCTTGCTCGTTTTAGTGACACTAAAGTCCAGACCACGATCATAGTCTGTCGGTAGTTCCTCAATATCAGGGTCTTTCAATGCAGCAATGATCAAAGGATAAATGCTTGGGCTAATTACAAACCTACGAATTGGATTCTCAGGAGTGCTGTCTTCGGTAAGTGGATTATCACGAACAAAGCCTTGGAAAAGATACGAACGCTTCTTCCAATACTTGCGACCCATTTCTTCAAGGCTCTTGTCCTTGAACCATGTGCGAACCTCGGTTAGAATTGGACATGTTTCATTCCACATTTCCATGCAAGGAACTTGAACAGTAACAGGCTTGCTGTTCATCTGACCCTTAACACCTGCGAAAGGCAAGCGGATCATTGCACGTTCAACCCAGAAAAAGTCATTCTTCGCATCACCATCAGGCAAGAACCTAATACGTGCTGTTGAACTTTCTGGAATATCCCAATGGGGGTAAATTGCGTTATCACGACCGCCGCCGCTGTTATTTCCGCTGTTGCGGGACTCTTGTTGTGCGAGTTTCGCACGGATTTCTGCCAATGAAGCCATAATGTATTTTCCTTTTGTTTGCCATATATACCATATACAATGGAACTCTCTCCACTGCATATATCTATTTATACACCAACGATAAGATAGATGCAATATCTTTCTTCAATTATTTGAAATTATTTTGTCACGTAGTGCTAATCCCTCTGCCAAATCTTCACAGAGTATTAGGTGACTACGTTTAATTTCCAATGACTGATTCGTAATATCGCCGCACACATCCTTAACATAACAGGTGTTTGGCGGAATGTCAATAGTTTTTGGTAAATTTTTCCACCAAACTGGAACGCTGTAAAAGATTGGCGTATCATACCAATCATACCATTCTGCTGACCAACGCAGATGAACTTCAATTATTTTACCGCCGATAGTTTCAAAATTTACATAACCAGTGAACTCTGGTAGTAAATTTTTCCAAATGCGTTGTGCTTCGTTTAAGTCACTATTGAATATTTTCCAATACTGTATGCATTTATGGTCATCGCTATGGGTTGCTATTGCTTTTTTACAATAGATTACTTCACCATTTTTTAATTGAACGTCATATGAACAATGTGTGCCGGTGAATAGTGGCATCCAATAATGACCAGCAATATATTCAATGTCATCAGCACTATGCCATACTTTGCTGCCAAGTGCCATACCTTCCAAGTTCATTATTGGTTTAGAAAATACAGGATATGTTGTAGGAGGGATACCATGAGGAGCGCACTCATATTGGAGCGCCTGAGACAGCAGTAATTTATTATAAACCCATCTTGCCCACGGATATTGAGGATATGCTTCTATATCCGTGAGTAAGGGTTTTTTCATTAGGCTAGCGGATTAATATAAACTGGTGTGCCATCTATTTGCTCACCAGTAAGAATGATTTGATAACGACCATCATCAGTAGAACCAAGCGTAACACTGTGATTGGGGAAGTTAGGAATAACTTGTGAAATTACTGCCCAACTTGCCGAACCGCTATCTGTATAAGTTTGTGTTGATGCCCAATTTTGAAGCCATGCTAAATCATAATTCATTTGCGATTAATACCTGCAATTGCTTGAAGCCAAGTTAGGTCAGCACTTTCTTTCATCTTTTTCTTATCGCTAAGTGCCTTCTTCATTGACTCTTCTTTGTCGCCATCCTTGTCAAAGTCAAGATAATCTGGCTTGCCTTTTGACTTGGCTTCTTCTACTGTTTCATCAGTATATTCTACATCGTTATCTTTCATATAATCACGAGCAGTGTCTAGATAATCAACAGCCTTTGTAATCTTAGCTTGTACCCATTCTGGTAGGTTTTCATCGTCATCTAGGATTGAGCGAAGTTCATCAGCAGCATCTTTAGCGGTTTTTAAATCGCTCTTTGCCATACGACCTTCTTGATCATATTCTGCCTTGTCATCAGCACTTGGCTCATCTGCCTTATGTGGAACAGTGTCAGGAGCATTTTCTTCGTCTTCACTCTTGTCTTCTTCTTGCGCATAGATATAATTTTCCATCAAAGGCAGACCTGCCAATCTACGCATTTCTTCAATATTTTTGTTTTTCATTGGGGTTTCCTTTGTTTCTTTCATATCTCGTTCTGGATAATAGTGACCACCGGCATCATATGCACCATGTGGATTGGTTGAACCGTCAGCATCATAATAATCTTCTTCATCATCATAACGTTTATCGTCGGCGTCTGCCTTTTTGTGTTCTGGTTCGCTTGCATCGCCTTCCTTAACTGGGTAAGTCTTGCCATCTACTTTAAATTCTTTCTTACCAGCAGCCTTTGCCTTTGCAAGATTGCCACTAAACTCATTACCTTCATTTGGTTCTTCATTTACAGCATCTTCTTTTTTCATGTACTTGTCTTTAACACGACCAAGTTCTTCTTGACTTGCGCCATCACGACCTGCTTTTGCAAGTGCTTCCATACCGTCTTTGCCATATTTCTTTTTACCAGTATAATATTGTAAGCCGCTTTCTTCGACTTCTTCTTCACCAATATTCATAATTTCTTCGGCAAATTGATCTGCTTCTGTTCTAATGCTTTCCTTAGCTGAAAAATCACGATTTGCAGTTTTACGAACTTGCTTTTCATATTCAGGATTTTTACGAATTTCAGCTAAGTCTTTCATATATTTTTGTGCTAACATGATAGCAAGTTTTTTATCACGATTATATTCTGGTTCGCTTTTTTGACCAAAACTTTCACCTTCGCTGCTTACCAGGTCACCCATAAGACTTGCGAAGTTAGCAATGTCATCACCATCTTTTGCCATCATACGATTGGCAATGTCGCCTAACACTGCGGTTAGCAGTGCAGTAGTATTGGTATATTGGCGACTAACCATTAACTTATCGAGACCTGGATCACTCTTAAGAACAAGTTTAAAATTAGGGTCTAAAATTTTCTTTTCAACATCACCAGCAGCTTCTTGCACGATAAACACACCTTCTTTAAGTTTCTTATAAGCACCAGCAGCACTTGCTAGGTAATTGTCTAAGTTTTCATTGTAAGTTTGTTGGGTGAACCAACCTTTTACTTCTGTAACATCTTCATTATTTTCGCCCAATAGAGTGCTTAATGCTTCCAAACTTTCACTAAATGAACGACTATTATGCGTAAGACGAGTTACATGACGCTTAATACTTTCTTTCATTTGTTGTGCAGCAGTAATAACATCACCTGCTTCTGCACTTTCAAATGTACGATTGCGAGTTACACTAGTGAAACGACTTAAATTTTTCATTTCGCTAATTGCACGTGAAATAATTTGACCATGTGAATCATAAGGATTTCCACCACGTGATACATGATTAGCCATTGCCTTGGCACCACCAACGCTCTTAAATGGTAGTAAAAACTTCTCACCATTTTCATTTACCAAGTAAATTCGATCCACTTTAAGCAAACGATTATTTGGGTTTTCTAGCATCTTTTCGTTATGAACAACATTGATACGAACATTGTTTAACGTTCCTTCGCTAAACTTACCACGACGTTGCCATAATACACGGCTTTCTTCTAATGATTCTTTCATTTTTTTCTTCTCTGGGTTTAATTTAATCATGTATTCATAGTCTCTACGACTTAGTGTATCTTTTGTAATATCACGAACATCAAAATTTAACATGTGTGATTTTGCCATTCGACGCAATTCACGTAAAAATTGATACCAATAATTTTTATCTTCTGGTAACATGCGTTCTGTGATAGCAGTATCAAAGAATACTTTAAGACTATTGCCATCAATTAAACTGCAGCTAATATCGCCATAATTACGATTACTGTCTTTATCAGTATATGGAAAATTAAAAAATCTTCCTTTTGCAGGATCAATAGTAGGCTTACCGTCTTCATCACCAAGTTTTATCTTGGGAAAACGATTTCTTAATTTAAAAAATAGGTCTTCGGCTGCTTGATTGATATCACTCATAGGATTATTTATGCCTCATAACATAACAAACGGCATTGGTGGAATGATGTCTGCTGCATCCATTGCTAAACCATCGCTAATTCTACTATCATATTGACGCAGATGTAAAATCATACGAACTGCAAGCAGTGTTGCCATAACAAGATCATCTGTCTCGCCAGTTTTACCACTATAACTTACGCCATGTGCCACAAATGTTTTAAGTTCGCTAATTAAACTCTTACTGCATAGTTTAATCTTGCCTGTTTCCATCCATAGTTTAAACTTAGAACATGCTGCAATCTTACTCTTTGGCGTGGTGTTAAATCCTTTACGAAATCTGCGTCCGCCACCACCAGGCTCACTTAAGAAACTGCCTGGTATATTCTCTTCGCCAATGTCAGCAACTGCATTAAGTGCGGCTTCACCAATACTATTGTTTTCTATACTATAATAGATATCACCAGCATTGCCCGTTGTTTCTT